GCCCGCTTCGGCTCGCTGGTGACGCTCTTTTCCGCCTCCGGCGCGCTGTCGCCGTTGTACAGCGTCGTGGTCTTGGCGATGGTCTCGAGCGTTTTGAGCGCGGTGTTGAGCTCTGCGGGGCTCTTACCGGTCAGCGTGACGCTGACATCCGGTTCTCCCTGAAACTTGAAAATTTCCATTGAGACTTCAAACTTCGTACTTGCCATGTTGGTTATGCCTCCTGCTTCTTTTCTTTCAGCTTGTTCGACGGGTCGAACTTTCTGCCATCCTCGACGCCGCGCCATGCTGCGTCGAGCTCTCCAACCGTCTTTGGCTGGGGCGTCTTTTTGAACTCTTTCGGCGGTCCCATCTTTTCGAGCTCGTCTTTGGCCTCTTTCGGAACTTTCAGCACAAGGCCGTATTCTTGATTTTCCTCATTCTGTCTTGTGAACGCCTCGTATACGCCTCTGGCGAACCCATAGCCGTAGGAATCACAGATTTTTGCAATCTCCTGCGGTGTGTAATAGTCCCGGTGCTGTTTGCGGAGCTTCTTCTGCTCCGATTTAACGCACCGGACCGCATACCGGAATATCTTTACGCAGATTTCAAAATCATCCTTGAGCCCAATGAATCCAACGCGCCAGACGGTCGTTTTGGCTCCTCTCTTGCACCGGTATGCCGCACAGCAGTAGTTTTCTCCAATGATAGAGGACAGCGGAGACATCCACGAATTTGCTTTCTTGGAAAACGTCTCGTCAATTTCCTGCTGAATGACCGTCGTGTCGTGCTCGTCGAGGTCTCGTTCGGTGAGCTTGTGCTCCGCCATGAGCTTGCGGGCCTTGAGCAGGGCGAGCTTCGCCTCCTCCGGCTCCGGGCTCTTTGCAAGGGCAAGGAGCTTTCGGATTTTGTCCTTGTAGTCCATCAGACTTCTACCTCCTGCGCGATGCACCCCAGTAGCTTACAACGTGTAAGCATCATCCTCTCGAGCGGGGACTGGTACTTCTGAACCGGCTCCGCAGAGCACTCAAAGCACCGTCCGGCGTACCGCCATGTGCTGCCCTGCCGCTTGAATGTCAGGTAGGTCGGTCGCCAGTGTCCATTGGCGTCCTTTGCGGTGCTGATTTCTCCGCCCACCTGCAACAGGCCTGCGCGGTTTGTACGAGGAGGGAGAACATTCAAGAAATAGTCCAGCATTTCGCCGTCAACCTCGTCCCCCACTTCGAGGTAGTCCTCAACGCTTGGCAAGCCACTTTCCCGCCATCCAGAAAGCGTCTTGAGGCCGGTTCCTCTTGCCTCTGCGCGCTTCTTCAATATTCCGTTTGCAACAGTCACCATCTGGGCGTCACTCAGGCGGACTGCAAAGCCGTTGTCGAGATAATGGTAGATGTTTCCGCACTCTACGAGTATCACTGCGGTCTCGAGGTTTGCCACAAGCTTTCCATCGCTCTTGCTGATAACAGGAACAGCGATTCTCTCCATGTTGTGCGGCCCGCCCTTGTTGTATTGAATCTGGTCGAATGCGAATTTGTGCCCATTGATGCGGTAGTCACGGTAATGAACTTCTTCATCCGAGTGCAGCAAATCCAATGTAAACGATTTCATTCTCTGATTTCCTCCTCAAACATAGTCGGCGTACCGGGTGCTGATGTTCTGCACCCACTCTTTGTCTAGCTTGTCGAGGTAGGTACTCCATGCCTCCTCGTTACTGTTCCACCACCATTTCCGGCTCTTGAGCGCAACGATAAGCTGCTGCCGGGGCTTCATGACGAACTTAATGTATGCCCGGTCGCCCATCGTGTAGGCGACGAGGTTCTCGTCCTCGAAAAACTTCTGCCGGTTCAGGTTTGCGAGTTTTCCCTCTTTCCCGGCCGCGTAGAGCTTGGCGATGACGCTGTTCTTACGCCAGCGGTACTTTTCATGGAGCTTCTCGTAATACTCCATGAAGAGCTCCGGGTCCTTGTTGGCGAGCTCACACAGGCTCGCGGTAGGATTAAGCGTCGGTCGCTCGATGCAGAATTTGATGTCATCGACCAGCCGCGCAATCTCCTTTGCGTCCTTGTCCTCGATGCGGCCCTGCCAGACTTGCTCCTGCAGGCCGTTAAACCACTCCACGAACTCAGAGGAAAGGCGGAGAATGGTGTCGCTGTGGTCCAGCTTCTTTGCGTTGTACCGCGCCGGTCCTGCAACGGCGACGCTCACATGGGCTGCCTCGTGCCGGAGCTGCTCGCTCCACCGTGTATAAATCTGGTCCACGATTTTCTGCTTGCGGCTGTCCGGGATGTTCCAGCTCATAACTTTCTGGCAGTATACCTCGTACTCGTGGGCCGAAATGTCGCCGCGCTTGCCGCTCATGCTGTTGCTGTTCGCCTGATGAATGAGGCTCTTGTCAAGCTCCTTGATTTTCACGTCACTCATGGCCGTCCTCCTCCGGTGCCAGCACCAGCTCGTAGTCCGAGACCTGCTGCGGGTCGAGCGGTGCGGTGTACTCGATGTAGCCCCACGCAGGCCGGTCAATGTCCTTGCAATACGTCCGCCCCTCCTCGAAGTTGACGATTGTGGTAATGCTCTCTCCGGGCTGTTTCGGGAACGGGATGCCGCCCACCATCAGCGGGCGGAGGGTGCTGTAATACCTGTAAGCCATAATTTTCTTTCTGCCTCCTGTAATTCAAATGCGAGCTCGTCAAGTTCTTTTTCGATTTCCTCTGCATCGTGGACAATCTGCCGCGTGCCCGGGACGCCCTGTGTGCCGTTCTGCTTTGCCTCTATCCACATCGCAATATGCTCGTCCACGTCAAAGCTGTCGGAGTAGTCCAAAACCTTGTCCGGGAATTCCTCGACGCCTACGCAGATGATGAAGTCCTCTCCGGCCGGTGAGTACCACTCAATTTCCACGCGGCCGTCATCGGTGTAGCTGCTGACACTCCACTCGCGCTTCTCGAAAATATCCAAATACTCCTGTCTCAATTCAGGCATTTCGTCTGCCTCCTCCTGCTCTGTAATCGGCCCATGCCATTGTGATGACCGTCGAGACCTCCCGCAGGCGGCTTATGATGGCCCGGGCTTTCGTGCCGTCGCCGCCTTTCGGGGTAAGGGCTCGCACCAGCTCGTCGGCGTTGTAGTTCGTCGTGATGATGGTCGGTTTCATATCCTCGTACCGGTCGTTGAGAATGGAGTACAGGGTACTCACGCTCCATTCTGTACACTGTTCCTTTCCGAGGTCATCCACAATGAGCAAATCGACCGTTTTGTACGCCTTGAGTATCTCGTACTCGGTGGCGTCTCCGCTGTCGAAAGCCTCCTTAATATCGGCCAGCAGGTCGCCGGACGTCTTGCAGACGACCGGGACGCCGCAGCCTATAAGCTGCAAGGCGATGGCGGCCGCGAGGTGCGTTTTGCCGGTTCCGTAGGTCCCCTCTATGTAGAGGCCCTCGCCGCGCTCTGCGCGCTGTGGAAAGCTGTCTGCATAGGTTTTGGCCGTGTCGTAGCACCGCTGCCGCTCCGGGGTATCCCGGATGAAGTTGGTGAACGTCCGCTGCTGGAAGCGTTTCTTGATGCCGCTCCTGCCGAGCAGCCTCTCGATTTTGGCGCGCCGTTTGGCCTGCGCCGCCTCTTTCTCGGCCTCCGCCTTTTGTCTGGCCTCCTCCGCGTCCGCCTCCGCCCACTTCGCCTTTGCTCGGTCACAGGTGCATCTCTGCGGGAACGGGGCGAACATCAGGACCGTTCGTCCCATCACGAGAGCCTCGTGGTACAGTTTCCGGCCGCAGAACTCGCACTCGACCGGCTCCGGGATTTCGCGCTGGCAGTTGTAACCACCAGCCAGAATATCCTTGCTTGTCGGCCGTCGGTGCTGTGTGGTCTCAGCCGAACGAGCCGAATCCGCCGGACGGAGTGAATCCAGCATAGCCGTCAGCGTTTCCACGCTGCTCACCTCCTGTGTAGTCGTTCATGTAGCCTTTTGCATTAAGCCAGCTTGCCGGGTTTGGCGTGAATTGCCGCTCCCGGAACCGGCTGTCATATTTCTTTGCGGCCTCAACCGCCGCGATGATTCTGTCGGTTGCCGCGTCGTCCGGCTCCGGGTTGATTTTGGCCCACGCCCGCTCTGCCGTGGCCCGGTCCACCTTCTTCGGGTAGGCCGCGTAGAAGCGGTCAAACCGTTCGGCCTGCTCTGCCGAGAGGCTCCCGGCTTTACGCCGGGGAGCTTTCGGTTTGTCGTGCTCCTCCGGCGCGGGCTCCGGTACGGCCGGTGGCGTTCCCTCCGCCTCTGTGGCCGCTGCGGGCTCCTGTGCAGGGCTTTCCACCATGCGGCCGGGAAAGTTATCTACCGACGGTTTCGTCGGTGCTGCGGTGCGCTTGGAGTAAAGCTGGCGGAGGTTCTCAAGGAGGGACTGCACCCAAATGACGCGGCAGCTCTCCCACAGTTCCTTGTCAACCTTGCCCATGGAGGCGAGCGTGTTCAGGATGGCCTCCGCCGTTTCGGCTGTAACTCCGGTGACGGCGAGTAGGTACTCCCATCCCATCTTGTCCCAGCAGTCGTAATACTGGCCGTCTGCCGCGCAAAGAAGTTCGAGTAGCTTAAACCAAAAGGCATACCCGTCGTTTCCCCAGTTCTTTTCAAGGATGAACTTTGTCCGGCTCTTTTCCCCGACGTAATGGGGGAAGTAGTCGGCGGTCTGCCTGTTGCTTCTTCCCAAGTCTCGCACCTCCTTTCTGCTGGTGATTTCAAGAGTAGATAACCTTACTGCCCTCCGCCGTCTTTACGACGTCCACGGACTGCGGGAAACGAGCTTTCATCTCCGGGTCGTGAGTAATAGCCATAATCTTGAGCGAGGAGTACCGTTTCTGGATAGCCTCGAGGGCGTCGCAGTAGGCCTGTACACCCTTGTCATCGAGGAACGGCGGCTCGTCGATAAACAGGAATCCGAGCTGCACTCCTGCGGTGCTGCTCTTGAGCTCCGCCAGCGCAAGGATGACCGAGAGGGCTGCCTTAACGCGCTCGCCGCCGGAACGGCTCATGTAGGGCAGGGCTCCGGTCGCTGCGTCGTTCACGATGACGTCCAGCGCGGTGACCTCTTTCTTGCTGTTGCTCTTGAGGGTCTTTTCCATGCGCATCTCGATGCTCATGTGGCCGCCTGACATCTGGCCGATAATGCTCGTCGCGGTCGCCTCGAACAACGGGACGATGCTGCGGACGATGTTATGCGGAATGCCGTCCTGAGAGAAAGCCCGCTTGAGCTCCTCGTAGCCCGCTGCAAGCTGGCCCTGTTCCGTCGCCTGACGGCGAAGGACTTCGAGCTTTGCCTCTGCCGTCTCGATTTCTTCCATCTGCCTGCGGCCATGTCCGGCCTGCTGGTCCAGCTCTTCAATACGGGTATTGTCCACCGTGAGGGCTGCAACAGCCTCCGCGTACTGTTCCTTGAGCTCGTCAACATCAGCCTGCGCCTTTGAGAGGGTCAGAATCTCCGCATTGATGCCGTCAATCGCCGTCCGGGTCTTTTCTGCGTAGGTCAGGAGCTCCGTGAGGCGGGTCTGCGCTGCGCTCTTTTTAGCCTCCGCTGCCGGGAGCAGCTTTTCCAGCTCGATGTATTTCTTAACGTCCGAGAGCTGCGCCTCAATGCTGGCGAGCTCCGCTGCGTTCTGCCGGAGCTTTTTCAGCTCGTCCTCAACGACGAAACGGTCTGCCTCGAGGCTCTCGATATCGGCCGGAATGGTTTCAAGCTCCTCGTCGATGGCCTTGATGCGCTCTTTAACTTCCGCGAGGCGTTCTTTCTGCGCCGTCAGCCTTGCGAACCGCTCCGAGGCTTTCCGCAGGTCTGCAACGAGGAAACGCTGGGCCTGCAAATCTTTGCGGCAGTTGAGGCCCGTTGCCTTTTTCTTTGCGGTCTGATACTCAGCGTCGAGCTGCTCGGCGCGCTCCTCGGCCTGCTGCCGGTAGGTTTCCAGTTCCGTCTCGGCCGCAGGCAGTTTCTTTTTCGCCTCCACTGCATCCTGCAGGAAACGGCATTCCGGGTTCTCGACCGGGCAGCCGCAGGTCTCGAGCATGATGGCCCGGGAGCGGATATGTGTGACCTCGTTCTCTTTTATGTCGAGCCAAGACTGTATCCGCGTGGTTTCTGCGTTCTTGGTTTGGAGCAGCTTCATGGCCTCTTGGTCTGCTGCGAGATACTGCTCGTCCTGTTCTTCCAGCGCGGTGAGCCGTTCGCTCGCTCCTGCGAGGTCTGCCGCTTTCCGCTCGAGCTCGTCATAGTCCGCGAGGGCCTGCTCATAGCTCCAACACGTTGCCTGCGCAGAAAGTTTTTCGGCCTCGAGACTGCCTTTCTTTTTCCGCTGGGCAGAGAGCGCGGCCATAACGTCCCGCAGCTTTTCTTCCTTGGGCTGAATCAGGGCCGCCGTTCCCAGCAGCTCCTCCCGCCGTGCGGAAAGTTTTCCGTAACTCTGGCTGCCCTCCTCTACTTCCTCGCGCTTATCGAGGAGAGCCTGCGCATCGGAAATCTGCGCTCTGCAAACAGCCTGTGCGCTGGCGTTCGCGTTCTTCTCCGCAATCCAAGAGCCGAGCTCTCTGGCGAGTTTTTCCGACCGCTTCTGTGCCTGCTTGGCAATGTCGAGCTTTGTCTGCGCCTCGCTCATGGCCTTTGTGTGGATGGCCCTGTCTGCTACCGCGCTGGCCTTTTCGACGGCCGTCTTGTTCATGGCCGCCTCGACCGTTGCCTTGTCCGGCATCGTCCGCCCGGTCTCCTCCTGCAAATCCGCGACGCGCCGGAGCTCCCGGTTGGCGTCTGCTGCCCGGTTGGCCGCCATGCTCTCCATGCGGTCATAAATGCCGAGGCCGAGGATGTTGCCGAGAATCGCCATGCGGTCCGCCTTGTCGGCCTGCAAAAAGAGGCCGTACTGGTCCTGCATGATAAGGCCGGTCGCCTTGAGCGTCAGGCTGTCCATGCCGATGGTGTTCTCGATGATGGCCTGCGTATCGCGGTATTTCTCCGCGCTGCGGTTCTGCCAGCTCTCGTCCACATACTCAGAGAGATTCAGCGTCGCCTTGCCGCTCTTTGTGCGGGTGCGGGTAACGCGGTACAGCTTGTCTCCGAGGTAGAATGTAAACTTGATGGAGCCGCTGCGGGCGTCCGGGTCATTGCGAATCCATCCCGTGAGGTCTCCCTCTCTGGGCTCCTCGAAAAGGGCA